GTTTCTAATTTTACAGAAGAAACAGATGTTACAAAAACAAGTTTAACATTAACATTATCAGGTGCAGACCAAACATTTATATCTACTTGTTTAAATGAAAATGTAGTCAATGATAGTGTGCAAATATTTAGAGGTTTTTTAGATAATACAAATGCTTTGATAGCAGACCCATTTTTATTATACGATGGTCAAATTGATACATTTTCAATACAAGAATCACAAACAGAAAGCACAGTAAATATTGGTATAGTTTCGCATTGGGCAGATTTTGAAAAGGTATCAGGAAGAAAAACAAACAACATATCGCAACAAAGATTTTTCTCAACAGATGTAGGTATGGACTTTAGTTCACAAACTGTCCAAGATATTAAATGGGGTAGAGCATAATGCCATTTGGAAAAATTTTTAAAACAGTTACCAAAATAATAACAGCACCAATCAAAATTGTTACAAAAGCTTTATCATGGCTGAGTCCAAAAATAGATTTGCCTGACTTTGGTACAAGTGATTTTGATGATTTTGAAAAAGGTATTTTACTAAATAAACAAAGTAATGATGCAAGTATTCCTGTAATCTATGGAACAAGACTTGTTGGCGGAACAAGAGTATTTATGGAAACTTCAGGAACGGATAACACATATTTATATATGGCAATCGTTTTAGGTGAGGGTGAAATAAATGGTATTACTGAAATAAGAGTAGATGATAAAGTAGTTACATTTGCATCTAGTTTAGCTGACAACACAGAAGTTGAGGTAGCAAGTTCAGATGGTAATTTTTTTAAAAACTCTGCAAGTTTAATTAGATTAGAACCTCATTTTGGTTCTGATGGACAAAGTGCATCAAGTTTATTAGGTACATTATCTTCTTGGGGTTCTAATCATAAGTTATCAGGGTTAGCATATCTTGCAATTAGATTTACTTGGAATCAAGATGCTTTTACAGGAATACCTAAAGTTCAAGCTAAAGTACAAGGAAAAAAAATTGTAACACTTAATTCAAGCTTAGTTGAATCATCACCAACATTTTCAGCTAATCCAGCTTTTTGTTTATTAGATTATTTAAGAAATGAAAGATATGGAAAAGGTATTGCTACTGCTGATATTGATTTACAAAGCTTTAGAGATGCTTCTGTTGTTTGTGATACACAAGTTACACCATTTTCAGGTGGTAGTGATATAAATTTATTTGATTGTAATGCTGTGTTAGATACATCAAAAAAAGTTATAGAAAATGTTAGGGAAATATTAAAAGGTTGTAGAGGATTTTTACCATACACAAGCGGAAAGTATAAATTAATTATTGAAACTACAGGAACAGCATCTATCACACTTACAGAAGATGATATTATTGGTGGATACACTTTATCAAGTCCAAGTAAAAACGATAAGTACAATAGAGTTATAGTTTCATTTGTTAATCCTGATAGGAATTTCCAAGTAGATGAAGTTCAGTTTCCCCCTGTAGATGATAGTGGTTTGACGAGTGCAGACCAACACGCAACAATGAAAACTGCTGATGGTGGTTTTTTACTAGAGGGCAAGTTTGATTTTAAGACATTGACTTCACCATATCAAGCTGAAGAAATGGCAGAGATAATTTTAAGAAGATCAAGAGAAGCTTTATCATTAGAAATAAATGTAGGATTTGATGCTTATGATTTAGCAATAGCAGATATAGTTAATATTACACACGCATCATTAGGATTTTCTGCAAAAGCATTTAGAGTTATGGGTATTACATTTAATGAGGATTTTACAATCGGATTGAAACTAATAGAGTATCAAGCAAGTCATTATACATTTGCAAGTAAAACACAAGTTTCATCAACACCATCTACAAACTTACCAAATCCATTTACTATACAACCACCAGCAAGTGTTACATTATCTGACCAATTGATTGAGTATAATGATGGAACTGTAATTGTTGCTTTAGATATTGCCATAGGTGCATCACCTGATAGTTTTATTGATTTTTACCAAGTAGAATACAAACTAAGCACAGATTCTAATTTTATTATTTATGCACAAGGTTCAGGATTAAACCATAGAGTCTTAAATGTAATTGACCAATCAACATATGATGTAAGAGTTAAAGCTGTAAATACTTTAGGAGTTTCATCAAGCTATGTATCAGCACAAAGAACTATTGTTGGTGCTATTGCTCCACCATCAGATGTTGAAAACTTTACTTGTAATGTTTCAGGTGCAGATGCACATTTAAGTTATGATGCTGTATCAGATTTAGATTTAGCATTTTATCAAATAAGATTTTCTAATAAAACCGATGGTACTGCTGAATGGCTTAACTCAGTTAATTTAGTTACAAAAGTTTCAAGACCAGCTACATCAATTACAGTACCAGCTAGGGTTGGAACATATTTAATAAAAGCTGTAGATAAACTTGGAAACTTTAGTTCAAATGCAACAGCTGTTATTTCAAATGTTACAAGTGTTACAAATTTTAATGCTGTGTCAACAGTTAATGAACACCCTACATTTGCTGGAACTAAAAACAATGTTGTAATATCAGATGACGCAATAATATTAGATTCTAGTGAGTTGTTTGATTCTGCTTCAGGGGATTTTGATGATGAAACAACTAGATTTTTTGATTCAGGTGTTGCAAACGCAGACTTTTTAGCATCAGGTAATTATGAGTTTGCTAATGTTATAGATATTGGTGCAAAGCATACTGTTAGAGTTACAGCATCTTTAACACAAACAGCTAGAAACCCTGACGATTTATTTGACAATAGATCAGGTAATTTTGATGATGCTAAGTCTAATTTTGATGGGGATACCCCAGCTAATTGTGATGCACATTTAGAAATTGCAACTTCAGATGATAATTCAACTTTTACTTCTTTTCAAACTTTTGTTATAGGTAATTATACAGCAAGATATTTAAAATTTAGACTTGTTTTAACATCAAGCGATTTAGCTTCAACTGCGGTAGTTCAGGAAGCAACAGTAACAGTAGATATGCCTGATAGAATATTTAGTGAGGACAATATATCTTCAGGAACATCAACAAAAACTGTAACATTTGCAAGTCCATTTAAGAGTGCAAATTATGCTGTTGGAATTACTGCTGAGAATATGGCTACAGGAGATTTCTTTACAGTTTCTAATAAAACTGTTAATAGTTTTGATATTTTATTCAAAAATTCAAGTGGAACTAATGTATCAAGAAATTTTGATATGATTGCAAAAGGATTTTAAAAGGAGTATAAGAAAATATGGCACAAGCATCAGATTTTACAATAGCAAATCAATCTTTCCCAAATTTTAGGACAGATTTAAACACAGTTTTAGGAGCAATAAATTCTTCTAATTCAGGAACATCAAGACCAAGTTCTGCTACTACAGGCACATTTTGGCTTGATACAACAAACTCAGGTTCAAATTTATTAGTTTTAAAATTTTTTGATGGTTCAGATGATATTACATTTGCTACATTTAATACATCATCAAATACAGTTGATGTTTCAGATTCATCTTCAGATGTTGTTGGAGATACAACACCACAATTAGGTGGTGATTTAGATGTCAATGGAAATGATATTGTATCTACTTCAAACGCAGATATAGATATTATTCCAAATGGCACAGGAGATGTAAATTTAGGTGCTGACACAGTACAGATTGGCGATAACAATGCTAACGCAACTTTAACAACACAAGGCACAGGAGATTTAATTTTAAATACAAACAATGGCACAAATGCTGGAAACATCACTTTAGAAGATGGTGCTAATGGCCATATTCAATTTACAACAAATGGAACAGGAGCAATAAAATTTAATGATCTTGCTTACTTTCCACAACAAGCATTAACATCATCATCAAATGCTGTAGCTTGGGATTCTCAAGCAATACCAAACGCATATCATCTTACAACTGAAAACACTACTTTTGCGGCTCCTAGTAATCCTGTAGAGGGTGCTTTTATTGCATTAGAAATTAATTATGATGGATCACATACAATCGCATTCAATACTGTATTTGAATTTGCGGCTTCAACTGCACCAACATTTACTTCAACAGATGGTAAAACTGATATATTAGTTTTCAGATATAATGGTGCTGTTTGGCAAGAAGTAGGTAGAACTTTAAATTTAAGTGAGAGTTAAAATATGTACGCATTAGTAGAAGACAACGAAATTAAAAAAATCATCACTAATCCAAAACCAATAATTATTGATAATGTCCAATATCCAGCTAAAATATTTCAATTATGGTCTGAAGCTGAAAAAGAAGCTATTGGTATTTATGAAATAATAGTTGATAAAACAAACTACAAAGACCCAGCATATTATAATAACGCAAATTCATCTTATACTTTTGCAGATGGTCAAGTTACAGAATCTTGGGGAACTGCAACACCTAAAAGATTAAATGATGAAAACGCAGTAGATGATGATGGGGAAAATGTTTTAGATAAAGATGGTAACCAAGTAATTAATTATGGTTTGAAAACTAAAAAGAAAAGAATTGTAAAATCACAAGCATCAGGATTACTTGCACCGACAGATTGGTATGTAGTAAAAGCAAGTGAAGTTGAGGGTTACACAGTACCAGAAAATATTACAAACTTTAGATCAGATGTTAGAGCAAAATCAAATGAGATGGAAAATCAAATAGATTCTTGTACTACTGTTGATGAATTAAAAGCATTATACGAATACACAAGACAAGAAGATGGAACATCAACAAGACCACTAGCAGAATTTCCTAAAGAGGTTGTCTAATGCCACTAATACTTGGAACTAACTCCATAAAAGATACAGGATATGATGTTGCGAACTCATGTAGGTTTGATGATGGAAGTTCAGATTATTTAGAAAGAACTGCTTCAAGCGCAGGTAATAGAAGAACTTTAACAATTTCATATTGGTTAAAAAGAAGTAATATTACAACTTCAAATTCACAGGGTGTTTTAAATGCTGGTATTTTAACAGATGGAAATAATCATAGTTTTTGTGGATTTCAATTTAATACTGATACAGCAATAATTCAAACTACTACAAGTAATTCTAATGTAATGTCATTACAAACCACTTCTTTATTTAGAGATGTTTCAGCATGGTATAATTTTGTATGGAAAATAGATACTACACAGGGAACAGAATCTAATAGAGTAAAATTGTATGTTAATGGTGTTGAGCATTCTTTAACAGGAACATTTCCGTCACTAAATCAAGATTCATGGTTTAATTATAATGATAAACATCAAGTAGGAACTAGATTTGCAAATTATTTAAATGGATATTTAACAGAAATGATTTTAATAGATGGTCAAGCCCTAGATCAAACATCATTTGGAGAGTTTGATTCTGATAGTCCTAATATATGGAAACCTATTGATGTATCAGATTTAACCTTTGGCACAAATGGATTTTATTTAGACTTTGAAAACTCTAGTAGTCTAGGTGCAGATGTATCAGGAAACTCTAATAACTTTACTGTAAATAATTTAACAAGTGTAGATCAATCGACAGATACTTGCACAAATAATTTTACAACATTAAATCCTTTAGCAACAACTACTACACAAGGAACTGTATCAGAGGGTAATTTAGAATTTGATAGAGCTGGAAGTAGTGATGGTTGGGTAAGTATTCTTTCAACAATCGGTGCATCTGCTGGTAAATATTATGCAGAAATAAAAATTATAGATGTTGGCTCCCCATCACAAGGTTGTGTATTAGGATTTTTAAATTTAGACGAAACAAATATAATGAGTTCTTCATCTACATATCTAGGTGCGGCTACTGCTGATGCTGGTATGGGTTGGTATTCAGTTGGAAATGTTTTTAGACAAGGTGGTCATGTTAATATTATTAATAGTTATACCGATAACGATATTGTAATGTTAGCAATGGATTTAGATAATGGATATTGTTATTTTGGAAAAAATGGCAGTTGGGAAAATTCAGGTGATCCAACATCAGGTTCTAGTGGAACAGGGGGATATGCAACAAGCAATATGACAGCTAATGGTACTTATTGTTTTGCAGTTTCTTGTAGAGAAGCTGGAAATGTACAAATGAATTTTGGCTCTCCACCTTACTCAGTTTCATCAGGAAATGCAGATGCTAATGGTTATGGGAATTTTGAATATGCTCCACCATCAGGATACTATACACTTAACACAAAAAACCTAGCGGAGTTTGGAGGATAGATGGCTGATTATACAACTATAGATAACCCGGCAAATCATTTTAATACAGTTTTATATACTGGTAATGGAACAGCTATTGGAAGTGGTGGTAATGCTATTACTGGAGTAGGTTTTAAACCTGATTTCTTATGGATTAAAAATAGAAGTAGTGCATTACATCATGGAGTATTTGATGTTGTAAGAGGAACACCTAAAAGACTATTAACAAGTTCAACTGCAGCAGAAGATAGCAATGCTGAAACAGTTGATAGTTTTGATGCAGATGGATTTACTGTAGGAAGCAATTCTAATGTTAATGGAAGTGGAAATTCTTTAGTCGCTTGGAACTGGAAAGCTGGTGGCTCTGCACCAGCAATAACATATTCAGTAAAAGTAGTTTCAGATTCAGGTAATAAGTATAGATTTGATGACTTTGGAACAAGTGCAGTTACATTAGATTTACAAGAGGGTGGTACTTATACATTCGACCAATCAGATAGTTCTAACGCTGGACACCCTTTAAGATTTTCTACAACATCAAATGGAACGCATGGTGGGGGTAGTGAATATACGACAGGAGTTACGACCACAGGAACACCGGGAAGTTCAGGTGCAAAAACTGTAATTACAGTAGCCGCATCTGCACCAACTCTTTATTACTATTGCACACAACATTCTGGCATGGGTGGACAAGCAAACACAAACTCAACATTTGGTTCATCTAATTTTTCAGGCAGTATTCAATCAACCGTATCTGCAAACCCTACTGCTGGATTTTGCATTTGTTCTTGGACAGGAGATGGTTCAGATGCAACAATAGGTCATGGATTAGGTGCGGTTCCTAAAATGATAATTCATAAACATAGGTCTGGCTCAGTTCAATGGAATGTTTATCATGTAGGTGCTGGAACAGGTGGATATTTAAGACTTGACGGCACAGGTGCATTTACATCTAATTCTGGTTTTTTTGGCACCGCACCGACCTCGTCTGTATTTTCTCCTGGTTCACACTCTTACATGAGTGGAAGTGGAAATGATAATATAGCTTACATTTTTGCAGATGTGCAAGGCTACTTAAAATTTGGAACCTACACAGGAAACGGAAATGCAGATGGAACATTTATTTATACAGGATTTAAACCAGCTTGGGTTATGATTAAAAGAACTGATAATGCACAATCATGGCAAATGTCAGATAACAAAAGAGATACTTTTAATGTTGTAAATAAAGGTTTATTTGCTGATGGAAATTTTGCTGAAAGTTCAAGTTCATCTTATTATATAGATTATTTATCTAATGGTTTTAAATTAAAAAATACTGCAAATTGGTTTAACGCATCAGGTGGCACATACATTTAC